CCGCAAAAACATCATTGTTCCTAGTCCCACAAATGTACTGAAAGCGGAATTCTTCGAGGCAGGAGTGCATTCCAATCCTATATGTACCTCACAGAAACGAGAATAGGTGATATTGTTGAAAATGTCGCCAACAACAGGGGAAACAGCTGCAACCACATCATCACCATACACATAGGGAACAACTTCCTTGAAAAAATCACGCCCCGGAAGATGTTGCTTAAACTCGGCATGATGCCATGCGTACATTAGCATCAAAACTCCTCTAAGACTGTTGTCTTCTGCAGTGCCATATTTACCGGATGGTTGATAACCAGGAAGTTCAAATACATCTCTATTCAACACGACAAAGGGATGAAGATTATCAGAAACCAAACCTGCGACAACTTTCAATGCATCTGCCGAATATCCCAAACGCTTGCAAATATTATAGACAACTGATCCTGCTGCCCATCCTAGTTCATAGGGCATGGTCTGATCGTAATTTCCATAATCTAGCTCAAGGATCAAATCTGAATGTCCAGAAAGTCTATCATAGATATCCTGTGCGCAACGATGCATGTCGGTGCCAATTGCAGTGCAAAACAAGTCGCCTTGTTCTACCATCGTCGAGAAAAGGGGACCAAAAAACATACGGGTGATGATCAAATTGACCAGTGGAGAAACACAAAAAGTTCTCGTCTTGCCAATTCTGCATTTCTTAACATCTCGCGGTTCGTCCTTAAGGCACGCCTCAAAGAACACAAGATTGCTTTGACCATCGTCGTAAGCTTTAAGAGTTTCAAGAACATCAGCACGAAGCGATGCAATCATCTCAGCCCACTTCCCAGTCGCAGTTTCCGTAACATCAAAGTAATTCAGTTTCTTACCGGATCTGCCATAACCAGAAGCCTTCGAAAGATCCATAGCTCTGGCATATGCGTCATGAACTGCTCCATTGATGGCAGTCTCCAAATCCCAAGGTCTGAGTTGAGTTCTACCAAGATTCATAAGACCCTCAACAATTCGGTCAGTATATTTATCAACACACAAACTCAAGATTTTTCGATCCAGCGGTTGCTTTTGCTGGCCAATCTTAGAAGCAAAACGGTTAACCGGACTGAAATATTGACCATCACGAACAAAAGCTCCCATTGGTGGGGGACCGTACTCTGTAGTACACTTGTGATGCAAAATTTCTTCAAAGATCTCATCGATGTCTCCGTTCGCATTCAAACCCGTTGGAGCAACTTTTGATTTTCCTGGCATTATGACAGATCCAGGAAGTTTGCCAAAATAGTTAGCTCCGTGCATCTCCTCATAGTGAATGACAGACTTAGAAATGGGACGCTCCGTCTTGACAGATTCTACTGACGCTGAAGCCAGAGGACACAATGATGTAGAGGCGCGTAACAAATTAACAGCGACTAAAATCTTTGCCTTGTTAATAGTTGATGAAGCGCACACATTCGTTGATCCACATCCTGCTGAATGAATACCCATAAGAACCCAACCCTTACCAGTCTGCCCAACCAAAGGAACTCCACACATTCCGGGTCTATGATTCACCCACGAGTAAAGAAAGTAATCTATTAACTTAACGCTCTCTGTGCCGTCGGCAATGCTGGCTGGTTGTTGTCGTCGTTGTGCTACACCAAGGCGATCCTTTCCGATATAAGCTTCAGTGATTGTTGGCATGTGCTCGAATTCGGGAATGTGATGCATAATGTTTGAAAAACGAATTTCATTCAATTGCACCAACATCAAATCGTTTCCCAAATTAACAATCGATTCCTTAACAATCCGTGTAGCACGAGCAACAGATTCATCCATGGCATAACCAGTAGGAGAAACCATGAGCATAGACTCGAGGGGATCACCAAAGAAGGCATGGCGGTGAACCAACGCAAAATTTTCGAACAATCCCAACACATGTGTTCTGCGTTGTCCTTTGCGGTGATCAACTGTTGCGTATCGACAATTGTGTCCAACCATCTTAATGAAATCATCAACGTTTCCAGTATATTTTGGAGGGGGAACTATACGTACATTCCACTTTGCAGGGTCCAATTTGTTAGGAATTCGCTCGATTGATTGTCCACAATGATATGCAACCTCACGTTGAGTG